ACTTTCTTCAACTATTTTCTTACGATTCCCTGCATAATGTCCGTGATAAGGCAATTCAACAGCAATTTTATCATAGAAATAATGTTGTTTTTTTGTCAGCAAAAATATGTACTCATGCTCATATGTTGGCCTATCTCTAACAGGCTCCCGTGGTGAATTCCTACGGTACCAAATAATATCACATCTGAGATGCCATCCATCATCTTGTAGTGCAAATGCTACTTTCCATGGTATTCCAATTCTATTTTTTGATGGAACTCCTGGCTTCATTCCCAACACTGTTTCCCGTACTGTACTTGGCACACAATTTGTGTCCCCAATATTAAGCCACACAGTACCAGTTGGATGTAAAACTTCTCTAATTCCCCTAAAAATCTTTACTAATTTATCAATATATATCAATGGTGTTTCGTCTAACCCAAGTTCTCCTTCTATACCATGAATTACCTTCCCCCAATATGGAGGACTTGTCACCACACAATGAACACTGTTTGGCTTAATTCTTGTAGGAATATCAAGAGCATCCCCATAATAGAGAACACCCTTTTTAGTCTTGTAATAAGGGATCATTTTGTTTTTTCCTTTAGCAGCCCAGCTTGTTTTAAAATAGTCGTGCCTACTTTCCTCATATCTTTTTTCTCAAAGAATTGGCTCATAAAACGAAAAGTCTGTGCTTTATCTTTTGTTACATCAAATCCTTGTTCCTTTGCTATTTTCCATATTTTATTAGCCTTTGCGTTAAATTTAACTTGCTCTTTCGCTTGTATAAAGGCTTTTTTAATTCGTTGTTCAGACAACCCTATTTGTTGATCAGTGTATTCCTCCTTAAGAAGTTCAAGGAAATGCCCATAAGAAGATGTCCCTTCCTCGAAAGAATTAATCACTGTATTCCATAACTCACGATAAGGAATACCTGCATGTGACCAATGAATTCGTTGGATCTCATCTGGCTTGGCCTTGAATTGACGCCATGAGGGTTGATTACAGAAAGCATAAAGCACCATTCCCTCAGTAAAGAAGACATCCTCTTCATTGTGAGTAGACATGTCAGTTCTTAATTGCTCGTAGAGATTTGTTAGTTCTCGTTTGTTATCAATTTGTATCTTTTTTGGGAGTTTAGTAGTTAGTTGTGTTTGTAATTGTGACGGGGGTTTTACTGCATGATCCTCTTGCCTAATTCCAAATAACAAAGACACATCAAGGGGAACATCGTATGTAACTGTAATTGGGTTTCGTGTGCCATACATCTCAAAAGATAAATTATATAATGGATTTTCTGCTATGACTTGATTAATCCATGGGTTTTCATTACAATACTCAGTCCACATTGATCGAAAACCTCCATACTTCCCATCTTTAAGAACAGGTGTTAGCCTTGTCTTGTATGTCAATCGTTTCTCGTTTTTGTAACTGTACCAATACGCTAAGATATTTGTGCCATCTAACTTATCCCATACTTCTAGTTGAGTAATAATAGGCCAATGAAAATTACCACTTTTATCAAAAGGATATTCAAGTTTTGGAGTGCAATAAATTATCTGTTCACAAAGCTCTTCATTGATTTTAAAGATAACTATTGCTCCGTACCTATAATCCGATTGACGACAGATAACACCAGTGAGTTCTGTGTCGCCAAAAGGATCATATTCTTGAAATTCTTGTAACATGTCCTCTTTTACATTAAGAAGCTCTGCTGTTCTTTCTATCATTAGTTTCCTTTTTATTAAATATGGCAGCCAGGATTTGAACCTGGAACAGTATGTCTGACTTTCCTGTTACATCCGTTTTTAACACTAACAGACCGAATGTGTGAACCAATGACAAGCTCTTTGCTCATACAGCCCTCAAGCAAGTAGTTACGATCTATCCTGCTGTCTTGTTCTGTCATGTCGCCTTCCTTTGCCAATTCACGCCACTGCCATATAAGCTATCGCATATAATAACCAGCCTGATTAAGGATCTTAGAAATGTTACAGAGCTGCCCTTTTGTCGCACCATTCTCTCTTGCAAAGGCCATTGCTTTTTTACGAGCCACTCCAAGTTTTTCCTTATCCTCTACTACAGGCAAGTCAAAAACTTCTTTTACATCCAGCTCCTTGAAATTGATTGTGAGTTTACTGTCTTCAACTCTAGGTGTCATTGGAGTTGTAGACAACCGAGCTATCTTTCTGACTGGTACTTCTTCAAGCTCTGCCTTTTCACCTTCCTGCTCATTTATAACAGGATCGGGGTTAGGTGGTGCTTTTACTTTAACAACAGGATCAGTGATAGGATCATGGTCTTCCACATCTACAGGATCAGGAATATCAAATTCTTCTCTACCTTCTTCAGACTCAAAATTTAATTCCTTTTGTTCCTCTTCAGGTTCTTCATCAAACATCACTTTATTATAGTAATTGATAACCTTGTCGGGCAATTCTTCTTGAAGATCCTTATTTAAACCTTCAATTGCAGCAATGAAGTCATCATACAATTGTACTCCACTTACTTCTACATATTTAATATTATTTTCTAATACCCCCGCTAAATTTGTTTCAATACACATTGCTTTTAACTCCTTGTCATCAATTTCGCTATATGCTAACATAATCTTACCTCCTTTCAATGTTGAAGTGTTAATGTTGTTGGCTTTCTCACTTCTTAATTCTATTATAGCATATTTTTTAGTCGTTTTTTCATTTATTTTCAATTCAGTGCAATTATTTTTTATTTAATGTTCTTATAAAATAGGAACTTCTTTTTTTACTTTCTATTATAGCACATTTTTCTACTAAAAACGCAAAAAAATACACCTTCTGTGAAAAAAGATGTATTTTATTTAAAAATAATCAGTTTTTTACTTCATTATCTCTGAATCAAGACATACTTGGCCATAATCTAATTTCTGTAAGATCATACAATTACTATTTTCATCAAAATCAGCATACCTATGTGCCATTAAACCCACTCTCATTATGCCATCTTTTTTCTCTTCTGGTGTTTGTTGCAAAGTGCCAAACACATCTAGATGTGCGGTTTTGCCCACCCAGAGGGCAGTATCGCCCACCTTTACTTGTTTTTTATCCATCCCTGCCCTTGTTATCTGAGAAGCGGTTACAACTAAAGCATGACGTTCTCCTGCTAATTTCGATAAACTTTTCCATGTATCATCTAATTGAGATACCCCTGTTGATGGACCAGAATCTTCTGTTTTAAGAATGTCAGCGTAGTCGACAACTATGATGTCAGGTACAAAATTATCAGTTCGTTCAAGGATATCAAGATCTCTGATTATGTCAGAAGTGTTTGCTGAAAAGCGAGGATAGTTTTTAAATCGATAACTATTTCTATATAGTTTAGACAGTGCATCAAGGTGTTTCTGCACATTAGTTTTATTAAAAGCAGGACGTTCGATAAGCTCTTTCCACCAAGCTAATTGATAATCCTCTGGACATTCAGTTCGACAGTATGTACAGGGTGTGTATTTACTATTGTAAGAAAATGGTGGCTTTGTTCCATTTGTTGTAAGAGGGATACCATTAGTTCGTTCTGGTTTATTACAAGAGCCATCTTGCTTACAAGCACAATCAAAACAAGGGTAAACTGCTGGACCACTCTCATCGGCACCTGCTCCTAATAATCTTTTGTATATACGTTCATTTGATGATGCACGATACATCTCTAACGAGAAAAAAGCAACTTTTAACCTTTGCTGTATTGCTGCTATGGCAAGTTCTTGTAACATAAAAGATTTCCCTTTTTTAAATCCTGCTGCAAAAGCTATTAGCCACCCCCTTTCCATTCCTCCAAGGAAGGTACCCAGCTGTCCAGGAAATTTGAACATTGCTTTATTACTCTGGAAAACCTCAGCACAATACTCAGGGTTAAAAGGATCAATCCAGCCTGCGGTTACCTTAGATATCTTAGTAAACTGGTTAAGTTGTTCTTCCGCACCATCTACATCGTCTTTCTCCAATAGTATCTTAATATTTCCATTAGTTATTTCAAGCTCGCGTTTTTTAAAGAACCTCAGTGCCTGATCAACACTATATGCAACATTCAACCCTTGATCTAATTCATACTTTGTTGAGATATCTATTAGTATTTTCTGTATTAAATCGGCATCTTCCTCTGGCAACTCAACCTGTTTCTCATTAAAAATATCTTGAATATGATTGAATGGCGCTACTTCATAACTCTGAAAAAAATCCACACACCACCTTGCTACTTTCCGTATAAACGAATTAGTGAAGTAGTCAAGGTTTAAAAGATGAACGATTTCTTGGTTGAACTGTGTTGAGACAATCATAGATGTGAGGATTCTTTTTTCAATAGCAGAACTAACATGTTTTCTCCTTAGCTTGTGTGCCAATTTCAGACTCCTCTGTACTTTCCCAATTTTCTAATTGGATAATCATCTCAACTTCATGCATTATTTTTTGTAGATCTTCCAATCCTTTACCTGTTGGATGGTCGTACCTTAATATTCTACGGATAATTGCTGCTTTATGATGAGGTGTTTGATTCGCTATGAAAAATTCATATGGTTGGATTTTGTATTGTTTGTAATGACTTCCACCAACTTGTTTGGATAGCACGCCTAGTTTTTCTTCTTCCATTTTCTTCATCAGCTCTTCATTCATTTGTTCTACTTTAAAATTATGAGCGGCCCTGATTGAGTTGCTGTTGGTAAATGAATTGCTACTTTCTAGCAAGGATTCTTTCGTTTTTGGTTGTGGCCATCCTTGTGTTAGCACAACAGCTTCTTTTGTATTAAATTCAATTTCACCTACTTCTGCCATTTTATTCCTCCTTTATTTATACCAGCCCTCGTTATCCCGTATAGCTTGCCCACGCATCTCTGAATTCCATGTTCTGCCCCTGCTTATTGTATAATGGTAGTGGTTTGGGCACAGTTTTAGATTTGGTTTGCCCTTTCTAATATCTGGATTTTTCAATGTTTTCTTTATCATATATTCTCCTTTACCTTAGTGCAACGAGCTTTTATTGATTCATCAGAATTTTTTGGAACACACTCACCCCATTTTGTACAACTACCATACATATTATTGATATCAGGTTCGTGTGGTTTTGCGTGTAAACAAAATTCAAGACATTCTTCTGTTGCTTTACAACACAATACTTTCATAATTATTCCTCCTAATTATATACTCCTTGTATTCCATGCTCTTTCAGCGTCTTTTAAGCGTTTATACCAGCTGGCTGCAGGATGAATTTCACATTTATTGCCATGTTCATAATCAGGACAACCAACATACCACAATCCCTTCAATACTCCTTCTCGTTGTTTCAATGCTTTATTTTCAGGCAATCCTTTATATTGCATTCTTACAGCAGGCCTCCCACAAAATGGGCATACTTTAAGAGCTGGTCTACGGAAAAACTTGTTTAATAAATAATTAAACATTACTTTCCAAACCTCCAGCTTTTATATATTGCCCCCACACCATACAAACGCTTCTTTCTATTGCCCCATATTGATAATAGCCATGCGATCCATATCCCAATAAATATACCTACAAACGCGCCAGCTCCAGCTATTTCCCAAGTATCCATTCAACACCTCTTTTCTTACAAGCCTGCTTTTTTATCCAATAAAGTCTGAAACCAAATTCTAGATTTGTGGGATATGGGTTTAGAAACATCTTTAATAAGTAATCCATTTTCTTCCAGAACATCGACTTCTTCCTCAGCAATATCCTTTACAAGCCATCTCAGAAAATCACCCATCCTCTGAATAGCAGGTTCCTCACCAGCAAATACTTCTATAACTGCTTGCTTCATCCTGTTTTCAGTTACAGCATATTCAACAAACTCCTGTATTGAATTGAGTTTTTCAATATCTACTGGTGCGATTGTTTTGGTCTTTGATATGGAATGCTTCTTTCCTTTCGTTTTCATTGCATGCTTTACACCATCAAAATAAGCAGTCCACACAATCCCTTCACCTATTGTATTGCCTTCTACAACCCCCAATGCCTTACCTACAGGACACTCCTGCTCAACCCCATTAACTAATTCCACAAATTTATTCTGCGCGATTCCCGGATATTCAAAATCAACATCTACTTCAAAGGTTTTAAAATCTTGGATGTTGTAGATTAAATTATCTGGATCACTTAATCCTACAGAATCAATATAATAGGAAGCTCCTTCTTCTGGAACAACTTTGATTGCAAAAATAACAAATATCCTTGGTAACACTGAGATAGATACTCCTTTCTGCACACCTTGCCCACAAATTTCCCCAAATATCCCAACAATACAATCTTTCTCATCAACTCGTGCTGTCGCTTGTTTAAGTAGATTATTGATTGAGTCTTTCCTACTTTCACAGAAATGAGCAAACCCATAATTATCTTTATCTACTGTGATAATATTTTTTCTTGATTGATACCAAATTTCATTGTTGTTTGTGCAAATTGATGCATTCGAACCGTGGAGCTTACAAGTTCCTGTAAAGGCGATAGTTGGT